GCGTTATGAATATTTTACTGGAAAAGCAGATCCTGATGTTTATTTGGAAAATCCATTCCCTAAAAAAATTCGTGATAAAGAAACTTTACAAAAATACTTAGATGCTGATGAAAAATTATCTTCAGTTTGTTTAAAAATTGAATATTACGAAACAATGTTAAATTATTTGGAAAGTATTCTTAAAGTTATTCAAAATAGAACTTACCAAATTAAAAATGCTATAGAATTTATTAAATTCACATCAGGATTTGGTTAAATAAATAATCCAAGATGAATGAATTCTTGTGATTGATACAACAGCAAATCTTGTTATTTCAAAATCTAACGAAGTTTTTTTGAAGATCAATACAGAACCTCATATTGAATATGAACTTCGAGATCATTTTAAGTTTGAAGTTCCCAACGCAAAATTTATGCCTCAATATAGAGGAAAAAATTGGAACGGAGAAATTCATCTATATGATATGAGATCCAAGCAAATTTATGTGGGTCTTTTAGATAAATTAGTATCCTTTTGCAATCAATACGGATACACTTATAAATTTGAAGATAATAGATTCTACGGATTACCCTTCGAAGTTAATGAAGAGATTTCTTACGAGGGTGTAAAGGATTATATGAAATCTATTTGTTCTCATTCTCCGCGTGACTATCAAGTAGAGGGAGTATATGATGCTCTAAGGCATAACAGAAAACTATTGATAAGCCCCACTGCATCTGGCAAATCACTGATGATTTATTCCCTCGTAAGATATTATGTGGATAAAAACGAAAAAATTCTTTTAATTGTTCCGACGACATCTCTTGTAGAACAGATGTACAAGGATTTCCTTGATTATGGTTGGGATGCTGAGTCATATTGCCACAAGATTTATTCTGGTAAGGAAAAAACAAATGAACATTCCGTTACGATTACTACATGGCAATCTATTTATAAATTGGATCGTTCATTTTTTGAAGATTATGGTGTGATTATAGGTGATGAAGCACATTTATTCAAGAGCAAGTCTCTTGTGCAAATTATGACCAAACTTCATCATGCTAAGTATAGATTTGGATTTACGGGGACATTAGATGGAACACAAACGCATAAATGGGTTCTTGAGGGATTGTTCGGACCATCATATAAAGTAACTAAGACTTCGGAATTAATGAAGCAGGGACATTTATCGCAATTAGATATTCAGTGTCTTGTTCTCAAGCATCCACCACAAAAGTTCGAAACTTACGAAGATGAAATACAATATTTAATCTCTCATAAGCAAAGAAATAAATTTATAACAAATTTATCTTTAGATTTGAGAGGAAATACATTAGTTTTGTTTTCTAGGGTAGAAACTCATGGTGCAATATTATATGAAATGATAAATAATAGTAATTATGAAAATCGTAAAATATTTTTTGTTCATGGTGGGGTGGATGCTGAAGAGAGAGAACTTGTGAGAGAAATTACAGAAAGAGAAAACAATGCGATTATTGTTGCATCTTATGGAACATTTTCTACAGGTATTAATATTAAAAGCCTCAATAATGTCATCTTTGCTTCACCCAGTAAATCGAGAGTTAGAAATCTTCAATCAATTGGAAGAGTACTTAGAAAGGGAAAAAATAAAACTAAAGCAGTCCTCTACGACATCTCTGATGATTGTAGAATTCAATCAAGAAAAAATTATACCCTAAATCATTTTATAGAAAGAATTAAAATTTATAATGAAGAACAATTCAATTATGAAATAATAACAATTCAATTAAAAGCAAAATGATAGAAGATGATTTTTATGCAACAATAAAATTTAAGAGTGGTGAAGAAATCTTCTGTAAAGTAGCTGCAACAGAAGAGGAGGATAGAACTATGCTAATAATTTCAAATCCCATTATAGTTTCTGAAATAAAGGGAAGATCTGGAATAGTTGGATATAAAGTAGAACCTTGGTTAAAAACAACAAAGGAAGATATGTTTATAATCGACTTAGAAAATGTATTAACTATGTCGGAATCTTCTGACATAGAAATGATGATGATGCATCAAAATTATATTCGCCAAAGTTCAAAAGAAAAAAGCTCTTCTAAAATAAATCGTAGAATGGGTTACTTAGCTAACGTTAACGATGCTAAAGAGATCTTAGAAAAGCTTTATAAAAATAGCTAATAATTATCTTATCAACCTCCACAAAGGTAATTGTACCGGTTTTATAATGTCTTGTCAACTATTTGTAAAGATGCTATAATTCATACATATTATGAGATAAACTTATGATTACAACAGCAATTATGACCAAAAGAAAGAGGTCAGAGCATTACGTCAACAACAAAGAGTTTCTTGCCGCTCTAATTAAGTATCGTGAAGACAAAGAAATTGCAGAAATCCAAGGAAAACCAAAACCTCCTATTCCTCGATATATTGGAGAGTGTTTTCTAAAGATTGCTAATCACCTTTCATTTAAGCCAAACTTCGTGAACTATATGTTCAAGGAAGATATGATTTCTGATGGTATTGAAAACTGCGTTCAGTATATTCACAATTTCAATCCAGAGAAATCTCAAAATCCTTTTGCTTACTTCACTCAAATTATCCACTACGCATTTTTGAGACGAATTCAAAGGGAAAAACGTCAGATGGAGATTAAAAATAAAATTCTTGAGCGTTCTGGATACTCTGAAGTATTCGTAGATGATAATACAGTTGACGGTGGCAACTATTCCGACTATAATAGCATCAAGGATGGAGTCCACAGTAAGCTTCGTTATTGATGAAAATTGCAATTATTACCGATCAACACTTTGGAGCAAGGAAGAATTCTAAACTATTTCATGATTATTTCCTAAAATTCTACAATGATGTATTTTTCCCAACGCTCGAAGAGTATGGGATTACTACTGTTGTAGATATGGGAGATACTTTTGATAGTCGTAAAGGAATTGATTTCTCTGCTTTATCGTGGGCAAAAAATAATTATTATGACCGCCTCCAAGAAATGGGAGTGAAGGTACATACGATTGTTGGTAATCATACTGCTTACTACAAAAATACTAATCAAGTAAATGCTGTTGATTTGCTTTTGCGAGAGTATGATAATGTAACTGTTTATTCTGATCCAACTGAAGTGATGTTGGGTAAATTACCTGTACTTTTTATACCTTGGATTAATCAAGAAAATGAAGATAATACTTTTAAACTTATTGAAAAGACAACTTGCTCATGTGCGATGGGGCACCTTGAACTCCAAGGATTTAGAGTTAATAACCAAATCGTCATGGAGCATGGTTTGGAGAGCAAACTATTTGGTAAGTTCACCAAGGTCTACTCGGGACACTATCACACTAGATCGGATAATGGGGTAGTTTATTATCTTGGAAATCCTTATGAAATGTTTTGGAACGACGTGAATGACACTCGTGGATTTCATATTTTCGATACTGAAAAACTAATCCATGAACCGATTAATAATCCTTTCAGATTATTTTATAACATATACTATGAAGATACTAATTATCAAACTTTTGATACTCGTGAATATGAGAACAAAATTGTAAAGATTATCGTTCGCAAAAAAACAGATATTAAAAAGTTTGAAAAGTTTATTGATAAATTATATACTGCAGGAGTTGCAGAATTAAAAATTGTAGAGAATTTTGCAATTCAAGAATCTGAGAATTTCGAGGTATTTGAATCGGAAGATACGCTTTCTATCTTGAATAGATATATTGAGGAGGCGGAAATTAAACTTGATAAGTCTATAATTCAAAAAGTAATTCAAGAAATTTATCAAGAAGCATGTGAATTAGTTTAATATGTTTATTCTAACAATTAATGGTAAAGAAACTGAAGGTGCATATTCAGTAATGAATGATGAAGGAGAGCAAATTCTTTATCTGTTTGAAGATGAAGATGATGCTACTCGATATGCTATGATGTTAGAGGAAAAAGGATTCCCAGAAATGCATGTGATAGAACTAGAAGATAGTGTAATTATAAAAACTTGCGAAATTCATGGATATCAGTATACTATTATTACTCCAAATGACATTGTGATTCCTCCTGACGTTGAATATGATTTTATTTAAAACTATAAAATGGCGCAACTTCTTAAGTACTGGTAATCAATATACAGAAGTTGATTTTACAAAAAATAAAACAAATTTAATCATCGGAACAAATGGTGCAGGAAAGTCCACTGTTCTAGATGCTCTTACCTTTTCTTTATTTGGTAAACCTTTTCGTAAGATTAATAAACCTCAACTTATCAATTCTGTAAATGAAAAAGATTGTAGAGTTGAGGTTGAGTTTTCTATTGGGAATACTGAGTGGAAAGTTGTAAGAGGAATCAAACCTGCTATTTTTGAGATTTGGAGAAATGATACTGCATTAGATCAATCAGCAGCCGCACTAGACCAGCAAAAATGGTTAGAACAGAATGTTCTTAAAATGAACTATAAGTCTTTTACTCAGATTGTGATTCTGGGTTCTAGCACTTTTGTTCCTTTTATGCAACTCTCTGCCGCAAATCGTAGAGAAGTGATTGAAGATTTGCTTGATATTAAAATCTTTTCTTCAATGAATACTCTTATCAAAGAGAAAATTCGTTTTATGAAGGATGAAATAAAAACTCTTGAACTAAAGAAAGAGTCTCTTAACGATAAAGTCCAAATGCAAAAGAGTTTTATTGAAGAACTTGAAAATCGCGGAAAGGACAATATAAATGCCAACAAAGAAAAGATTGCCAATCTCGATAGGGAAGTTGGTGTTTATATGGTCGATAATGCTGTAGTAGAAGAGGGTTTATATACCTTACAAAAAGAACTTGAAGATTATGTGGGGTCTACAGATAAACTTCGCAAGTTAGGAAATCTTAAAGGTAAAATATCCCAAAAGGTATCTACTATTACTAAAGAGCATAAGTTCTTCACTGAGAATACGGTATGCCCCACCTGCACCCAGTCCATTGATGAAGACTTTAGAATAAATAGAATTAACGATGCTCAAGATAAGGCAAAGGAGTTGCAATCTGGTTATAAAGAACTAGAGGAGGCAATTAAAGAGGAAGAGGAGCGAGAGCGTCAATTCAATACTCTATCGAAGGAGATTTCGAAACTAACGAATGGCATTTCTCAA